GTTATAGGTAGTAGCTGAAACTCGATCTATATCCGTATAGACCCCTAGTAACGTGTTGTAATCGTCATAAAACCTGATTTGATACAAATCCACAATTTCTTTGCCTCTTTCTTGAAAAATCAACATACCTTGTTGGGTATAGGCTCTCTCCGTTAAATTGCTGATATAAGCACTGTCGGCTTGTACGAACTCTTTAAAAGCGGGCTTATCTAACACCATCAACAGTTCTTGTATACGCGCCATATTGATATCTTTCAACAAGACGCCCCCGTCTAAAAGATCTTGTAGTTCACTTTCTTTCATTTCGGGTAATTCATTCGGGATCGTAAGCTCATCTTTCATCGCTGTAAAACCTTCCCTATAGGCCGAAAACAAAAGGGTAATCAGGAACACCAGAACCACCCACAGGAACATCTATTATAGGAGTAGTCTTTATTTTCGACAAGTACCGAATTTACTTCCACATTTGAAATCACTGCAATACGGAAGGGTATTCGGACACGTGTATTTGGTGTCTTGAAGCACTCCGGTCTGTCCGCAACAGAGGTTGTCTCCTATCTTTGTTCCAAAATCTGCGATGCACTTGATGGCATCACCTGAACCACTTGTGCTATTCGAGCTAGAACCACTGGTTGTATTGTTTACATTTTGTACACCGTTTGCGATACGTATCAACTCCTGAAAAAGTTCTTTCATATAGTCATCGTTCTGTCCACTCGAAGGACCTGTTCCTCCCGTTTGAGCTCGAGTATCCAACTCAGATTTTGAGCATTGATATTTGATCTGTGAGTCTCCGATATAATTACACTCCGATAACTCTTTCACAAATTTACGACCCGTTTTAGCGTCATTTAGTTCGTATTGCGTAAAGTAAAAGGGATTGCTCGCGCTCGTCTGATAACGATTAAAACTAAAGTTGGGTGTAAAACCAGAGGCGTCGAACAAATCGCCTTCCTGTGCTTTACTCTTTATTCCTCCTTCGCAACGAAGGTTCTTCAGTAAATTTCCGCTTACACAGTAGGGGTAATAGAGATTGGTCGTGTCGAGGTCTTTAAAGGGTAACATTTTTTGTTGATATGTATCATCACATGTGAGCTTTCCTATGCAAAAGTTATAACTTACATCTTGTTCTGGACGGTCTTCTTTGGTTAACATTAAATCACGTATGGTATTAAAACTTACGTCGTTGCTTATTTCTGCAGCGGTCAGTAATTCCGACTTCTTTAATTCAGTGGCACCGACCTTTTTCAGTACGCGGTTCACCTCGATGGTGTTCATGTTGTAGAAGCCCTCTTGTACAAACATTTGACTGATCAAGGGGATCACTACAAAGCAGATGATCAAAAGAATGATAATGATCACAACATCTTTTTTCATTTTCATATACTCTATATTTTTATTTTTTGTTTCGTTGTAAATAATCAATCAATTTCATCTGGGTCTCTAAAACAGAGATTAACATTTCGGATTGTTTTGCCAACATTCGTTCGATCCGGTCTAAGGGTTCCTTCGTATGAGATTGGGGGAAAGGTCCATTCGTCTGAGCCAGCGGTTGACCCACGGGTTGGGGCTTGTCTGCGAACACTTGATGTATTTCTTGGGTACGTCTCTCGTTTGTTTTCTCTAATAATGCTGTCAGATCTTGCATAGGCTTATCTGGTTCGCGTGTGAATTCAATGGGGGGAGGTTTGGGGGGCTGCAACAGTTTGTCGTATTCCTTCTGGGTCTCTTCAAAGGAAGGGGTAAGACGATTACGAAACTCTCTTAAAAACCGTTCATTCTTTAGTTCCACCGTGTCTTGACTATTATCGTATTCTTTCACCACTTCCTCAAAACGTTTTTGTACATTCGGTAATTCAGACGATGACAATGTATTGAAAATACCTTGTTCAACACATTGTTTCCACAGGTAGGCTTTGTTCTGTTGATTATTCATATCTAGAGTATATCATTCACGTTTAAGTATTTTATTTCGCAATGACGCGATTAAAATAAACATCACGATACTTTGCCACCTCGTCGTCCTTGATCCGCTTACGATTGAAGAGTGTGAGTTTCTTTTTCTTTTGCAGCAAATGAATGATAAAATACAATACATACATACCGCATTCGCTGGTAGTGGTTTGATGAGCCTTTTTACGATTGTCTCGATATTTTAAGGGTATACCCATTTCCTTCCCTTGTTTCTTTAGTCTTGCTGCGAGTACATCGACTTCTTTGGTGGGAGGATTACCGGCCGAGTCAAAGTAAAACAGAATACGTTTTTTCAAGTCGATCCACATGCATACCCAGTGCGAGCCATCGCGGTCATGTGTATCCAGGTTCAACACAATCCCAATCTTGGTTTTTCCCTTTTTTCGATACTCTTGCAGATTGATTTTACACAAGTCTTCGCTCACGCAACGATCATTCACTTTCGTGTCAAAATCCATAGGGGATGCATGGATATAGGCAAACTCTGGATAAACCTTCTGGTATTGGTCCAATACTTCATCAATGTCTTCGTTCGAAAGCCATTCTCTATCGTTTGTTTTCCATTCCTTGGGCGGAACCGGTGCAAAATAATCTTTGGTAATCGCTTGAACATTGTCTTTCTCTAATTTTTCCATCCAACATACTTCTTGATCACAATCACTCATGTGATCCCGCAATCCTTTCCAGATCTTCTTTGTCTCGGTAGAAACAATCTGTTTATCTGGATGTTTCCTGTTCCATAAATCGCGTAATTCTAGAAGAAGATTGTCATTGTAACAGGTGTACGATTTTTTGCTCTTTCTTGGATGGCAACTTAATTTCTTGAATTTGATTTTAGCAGTTTTCATATATTTATATTTATATTTTATAAATGATGAGCGTCTTGTGATTTTTCAATACGATTAAAGAGTTCCCTCATCGAGGTACGTTTTGAACGCATGACAAGACGTTTATCTTCCTCAATGTATTGTGGAACAGTGACAACGACGGGCGGCCGTTTCAATTGTTCCTGCTCCAGGACAGACGAGACAAAATGGAGAAACACCTCCTTGTGTAAAAGATATTCTACTTCTTTTGTCTCGGTTTTCATCGACATCATTTTCTGAAAGACCCTCGTGATCTCCTTTTTGTTTTCTTGTATCGTTTCAAACATCTGATAACTTGATAGATTATTTATTCGATGCTTTGACCTCATCTTTTTTTACGATATTCCTTGGATCAATCTTGGGCGGGGCTTGTCGGTAATGTAGTCGCGTCATGTTAAAGAAGGGTGCACTCTCTTTCTGGCTCACGGATCGAGAGACAGCTTGAGTGATACTATGTCCAGGATCCGATTTGTAAGAAGAATACACATATAGATCGCTCGTTGTCTCGGGTACATAGACCGCTGCATCTGATTTTTGCAGAGCCGCAAACTGAGAACGAAGCGTACTCTCCTTGTCGATTTGTCTCGCATAATAGTCTACCGGTCCTCTGCTCCCAGGATGAAAGGTACTTTCCGTAGAATATTCCTTGTATTTGTGAAGAGGTTCAGTCGATCTTTCTGGTTCAGGTACGGTTTTAAACAAGGTGTATTTGGTACTGCTAGGTCTTGGGTCGTACAAGGGTTGTAGGGGTTGGGACGCCTGTACACGATCCATGATGCGAACATTTAACTCGTTGTCATAATCTATGTTCATCTATACTATTCTAGGATATTAAATTTATAGTGTATACCCAATTCTATTTCCTATTAAAGGCAATACTGTATCATTAGGTAGATGTGTGGAATTTTTGCATTGATTTCAGAGGATCCTGACCCAGATGTCTATCAATACATGACAGAGGGTGCGAAACGAGGACCTGATGGCACGTCTTATTATGCAGATCGTCATTGTTATCTGGGCTTTCATCGTCTCGCCATCAATGGTCTAAACAAGAAATCAGGACAACCTCTCTTTTACAAGAACTATGTGTTGATCTGCAATGGAGAAATCTTTAACTACAAGGAACTGATTGTCAAGTATAAGTTGTCTCCTAGTACACAGAGCGACTGCGAAGTCATTGTATTGTTGTACGAACTCATGGGCATCGGCTGTTTACAAGAACTGGATGGAGAATATGCGTTTGTCCTATATGAAACCCAGCACAAGACCTGGACCGTTGCACGAGACCCTTTCGGTATCCGGCCTATTTATCTTGTCACTACGCCCACCCAAGTATGTATATCTTCCGATCTGGGATCCATGCAAGCATTTGACTATGCGGATTGTATCGCCTTTCCACCAGGACACTATGCACAATTTCATAAAGACAAAAAAATGACCCTGTTACCCTTTTATACGCTTCCTGTATCGTCGAAATCATCCAATGGTTCTCTCTTGTATACCCGACTATGCGAAAGTATTCGAAAACGCGTCTATAACACAGACAAACCAGTGGCATGTCTTCTCTCGGGTGGATTGGACAGTAGCTTGGTCGCAGCCATTGGAGCAAGGTACTACAAAGAGAAAACGGGTAAGCCCTTGGAGACCTACAGCATCGGTCTAAAGGATGCCGAAGATCTGTTGTATTCAGCAAAAGTGGCGACCCATATACAAAGCAATCATACTCAGATCATCTGCACAGAAGATGAATTCTTTGGGTCTATTCCCCATGTGATCCGAGACATCGAGAGCTATGATACGACATCGGTTCGAGCCAGCGTGGGCAATTGGCTCGTAGGTAAATATATCCGAGAACATAGTGAGGCGAAGGTGGTTTTGAATGGCGATGGAGCAGATGAAGTGATGGGAGGGTATCTCTATTTTCATCTATGTCCGTCTGCAAAAGCCTTTGACGAAGAATGTAGACGACTTTTACAAGACATTTCCTTTTTTGATGTCTTGCGAAGCGACCGTTGTATTTCGAGCCATGGTCTAGAGCCTAGAACCCCTTATCTGGATCCAAGCTTTGTCGAAGCCTACCTCAGTCTAGACAAAGAGACAAGATTTCACCCCGGTTCAAAACAGCAAGAGAAACATTACATACGTCACGTTATTCAAGAATACGACCCAACGCTGCTACCCAGTGAAGTATTGTTTCGAAGAAAAGAAGCGTTTAGTGACGGGGTCAGTAGCCAGAAAAAGGCATGGTATCAAATGATCCAAGAGCGAGTACCGAATATGGACTTGGTCATCTACGAGAAGAACTCTCCGTCTACACCCGAGCAAATGTATTACCGTTCCATCTTCGAGACAAATTATCCAGGAGGAGGTAACCTTATCCCTTATTTCTGGATGCCTCGCTTTACAACTGCCAAGGATGCAAGTGCACGAACCCTGTCTATCTACGCATAAAGTCTTTTAGTTTAGAGGCAATGTATTCACTCACCCTCTTGTGTAGTTTCATCGGAAGGTTACGCTTCTTGGACTTGAAACGGGGTATTGTTTTCTGTATACGCTGGTTGACTTCTTTCTCTTCAAATACATATTGGTAGGCTTCGGAATGTATATAGTAAATATCTACATGGTTCATCCGTTCATGATATTTATCATCTACAAAACAAAATACATGAGTTGAACTATCTTTGATGCATGCAAATAGATCCTGATAACTTTTGTCTCGGGTTGTTCTTTCCACACTATGATAAGTGAGTACAGGCTCGAAAATCATGCACCCTAGTTTCATATGTATATACTGAATGACTTGTCTTACGAAATCATCGTTACGATTGTTGCTGTAAAGTGCAACACCTTTCAAACGATTATTCTTTTTCAGTAAAGCAAGTGAATGCAACAACTCAAACAGTTGAGGACGAAATATTTCAGGGAATAGATCAAACAAAGGCGCATATAATTCCATCCGCGTTTGATTAATGATATACACCATCTGATCGAAGAACCCCAACGTTTGGT